AGCTGGCCTTACTGCTGCTCGTACTGCCATTGAATTTAATCCTGAAAGTGGTTTAGCTTTGTCATTAGGGCAAACCATTAGTGGCACTAGCGACATATTAATTCTTACCTTGCAATGCAGTTCGTCAGAAAATGCTACTGGCCTGTTGGGGTGGAGAGAATTGGTGTAAGCTATGGCATCATGCTTCATCGCTATGGACGACCACTACAAAGCGCAAGTGGAATCAATTTCTGATGCATTGCAAGAATTGATGCATGAAGGGCCTTGTAAAGCTCGTGAGGGAATGCTTGAAGCCATTGAAGGGTGGTATGATTATCATCAGAATGAAGCTTTGAAATGGGAGACACTACGCCAAATAATGACCAATCTGTAACCAAGTGGTTAAATTCGCCTGAGCTAAAAGCACTGCGGCAAGCATGGCAGGCTAGTGAATTACAACAAAAAGCAGAAGATGATGCGTGGTGGGATAGTTTAAATGATGACGATAAAAGTCAAGCATTTAGACAGATCACAAAATTAATGCATAAAGCGGAAGTGCAGGATCGTGGCTCTTATCGTTATGCACTATATGATATTTTTGGTCTTGATTATGGTGATGGCTTATCTTATTACATGCGCATGCATAATCTTATTCATTTAGGCTTGGAAGCTGAACAGAAGCTTTGCAAGAAGGATGATACGGATGGACGCAATGGCGATACATATGACCAGCCAGAGTGATACCTAATGAAAATATGGTTAAGCCAATTAAGATTTCCATATAAATGACGGTGATTGTTTTATTTTAAATCATCTAAGGTCCAAGTGATGCGTAATTCACCACCCAAAGCTTTCACTCCATCGCTAGCCCCTTCAGGAGCCTCGTGAACGATCATCACAGAAGGAACGATGGCATCAGGCATTGGTGTGATTTCAGCGGTAGGGAACAGCTCCTGAGCTTTAGTTGCAAGCTTTGTTGCAACCGCAGCCCTTTCTTCCTTTTCCCATTGCTTAACCAAATCAGTAGCTTGTTCATCTACTTTCTTTATAGTTTGTTCTGTTTTCCATTGAGCCCAGTCAGGCTTGCACCAAGCCAATAAAGCTTTCACCCATGGATTAAAAGCAAGCGAAGGCCATTTGCGAATAGCGAATGAAGCTATTTCATAACACAATGCATTAAATGGAATATCTTTGCTCATCCTTCTTGATAGATACTTACAAAGATTGCACCAGTTTTAGCTAAAGGAACAATTTTATCTCTAAGGTCAATATTATGACAACGAACACAACCATGAGTGGGAAATAATTGCTGCTTTGGTGCCCAAGCGCCTGGCCAGCCACATGCACTAGCTCCGCCATGGACCATGATTCCAGCCCTGCCATGCTTTGCCTCTTGATTTTCTAGCTCTACCATATCCAAGCTATACCAGCCATAACTCATTAAAGTTCGATCGTATGCAGGATTATTCCCTACGTTTTCATAATCACGATAAATAGCACCAATACGATATAAACCCGGAGGGCAGTCAGAATTAGCAATCGTCCATTCGTTGTCTGAATATTGCCCACGAGCTAAGCAAGGTATTTGCCATAAAAGCGTTCCACCAAAAGAAAAAGCTTTCATGATTTCATTGGCATCATTTACTACTAAATGATGATCACCAGCTTTAAAACCAAAATCTTGCGGGCGTTTTTTAGGTCCGACGAGTGTCATAGTAGTGTTAGCAATGGATTCAGGAGCGTATTCTTTCATCAGCCGTGACAATTTGGCTGGATAATCAGGATCAGTGGCATAACTTTGTTCTTTTAGCATACGAGCCGCTTCGTAACGATTATTAGCTCGATTAACGCCTTTGTAAGATTGCCAATCTTTATACCAATGGTTGATTAAATATTCAATGCAAGCAGCAAGGCTAGGAAAATCAATGAAACCATCATTAATTGTCACCCATTGACCATCGTACCATTCTTGAGTGGTACGTTGACTGCCAAAGCCTTTAAGGCCAAAAGCATTCCATTTCCCAGAGAAATGCTTACCAAAACCACTTTCTACAGCCCATTGAGCTGCAACAAGTTCAGGAAATTTAGCCCCTACGCTACGAGCATAGAGGCTAACGCCTTGCCAGGTATTGGCAACAATTGTCACTTTCCTGAGCGGAAGAAAGTTTTAAGGGTGTCCATGATTAATTGCAAGATATTATTGCTTTTCCAAGGGGAATTATCAAGAATTTGATCTGCAGCAGCAACGATGATGCCACCAATAACAAACCACTGAAGAGGTTCCATGGGAAGTAAAAAACGTTTAGATCTAGCTTAGCGTTTAATTTCCAAAGAGCGTACACGCTCTTCCATTACTTTCATGTTTTCCGTTAGCATGTCTAGCTTTTCAATAATCATTTCAATTTGTGTGGTGATCTTCACTTGCTGATGGCCAACGCTCATCATCATGCCTCCAGTGGCTAGAAGCATGCCTGCAGTTAGCACCACTGCAAAATCTGCGAGCTTTGCTTGCCAAGGGTTCATGATCATAAATCAATTCTTTCATCTATTCTATCACTCTCACCATCATGGAAATTTGGCTTTAAGCTTAAAACAAGCCAATCAAATATCACCATGGGGATAAGCAATGGGCCTGAAGAACTTCTCCATTCGCTTTCTGAATTACGCCCCGGTGATGCTAAACGTCGATATAGAAAAAGTATTTTTGAAGATTTTCCTACTAGGGGACCATTAAATCATTGCGCTTGTGCTTATTGCGGCAAGTGGACTGAAAAACTAACAATTGATCATATCATTCCTAAAAGCAAAGGAGGGCCACACTTTGCGAAATGGAATAATGCACCTTCTTGTTTAGATTGTAATGCAAGCAAAGGTAATTCACCATTATTTGAATGGTGGCGTCCGCAAAGATTTTGGTCACTTTCTCGTGAAGAAGTATTAATGAGTTGGATATATAACAATAGTTATGTTTCAGCTCACACTGATTTGTCTGATTGGGAAGCTTGGTGTGAAGCCACTCAACGTGCATTACCATTGCATGAACAAGGAATGGTAATTACTCCTTTCCCTTCAACTCAATGGTGTGTTGTTTAATTATTGCAAACGTTCTGAAGGGCCATGGCGTACCATGTAATCATCAGGATTAGCGGCAGTATTTAAAACACTGCTAGCAGCTTCTTCAATTGATTTCCTAAAATCGTCTTCACGATCAAGATAAGCCAATAATTGCTCTAAATACCATTGGCATTTCAATAAATCTTCTTTGCCATTTTTATGTTCATAGCGATGTAAATATTTAATGCAATTACCTTTAAGAAATCCTTTGAATCCTTGTGGAGTCATGGAAGCTTCAATTGTATCTATGCATTCAATGCGACCAGCAGTGTAATGTAATGGTGAATTAACGGGATCATTCATGATTAAAATTGATAGTTGTTTTCAGCAAAGGCATCAAATGCTTCAGGAGCTACTGAATGGCCTAGTTCAAGCAATGATTTAGCATAAGCCGTGATTTCTCCTTGAGCACCATGGCCAATACGTAAGGAAATGAAATGAAATAAAGCTTGTAAGGAGCAGGTCCAAACAAAGCTTGTATAAAGAGCTGAGGGCAGGATAGCCCTGGCTTGCTCTTTGCTCACGCCTGTTAGCAAAAGGCCCTCATAAGCCTGCCTGCAAGCCTCCAACGCCTGTGAATACTGGATGAGGGCTAGAAGCTGGTTGGTGGCATCAAGAGGCCCTGCTGATGCCTGCCTGTTGTTTGTGCTTTGTTGCATGAATTCCATGGGAATGTAAAATTCAGCTTCATCAGCAGCACAATAACGAAAGCTTTTTTCATTCCAGCCCAATTGATCATCAGCATAAGTGGAGGCAATTGTATGTTTCCACCATTGCCTTGCTACAAACAAAGGAGCCTTCACTGCCCATTTAAATACCACCCCTCGGAAAGGAGAAGTATGGTGGTGTTTTGCTAGGTAGCGAAGAAGCTTGTCGTCACGGTCTGACCATTCAGCACTTTCAGAATCAAAAGATTGACGGGCATCATTTACCACTGAGAGACTATTTCCCATTGAATCAATTAATTGCAAAGAGCTTTTACCATCGCCTAATGGATCAGCAATCATTTGTTTTCTCTGCCACTGCAGCCAGTGCATCATGAAAATTGGATCGTGCATCGATCATTGATGCAGCCATATAATATGACGTTTTTGCTATAAAATCACACCATTGATCTGCATTTTCTTGCTCGATTGGCCATTCTTCAGGGGCATAAGCATTTACCAATGCCATCATGCTGTTCAAAGC